GTAGCATGTGGGCAGGGGTAGTTAGCATGATGCTACATGCATTACTATTAGCCGCAATTGCCGTAACAGTAGCAACATTTGAAACAGCCAAACGTAATCCAACTGTGTTCCGTAGAGACAACGGAATTAATTCACGTGGTTACGGCGGCGAACACGAGTAAAGGAGAAAACAATGAGTATGAGTGCTCAATTAGTTAAAGCCGCACGTATGCATGCCGAAGGTGAGCTAGAACGTGCTAAAACAAACATCATGGTTTATATGAATCAAAGTGTAGGCATTGGTGAACACAGTGATATTGTAGAAGCAATCCAAGAAGAACTGGATAAAATGGCTGCATCAGAAGATCGCATTGAAATGTTAAACAAACATTTCTCATAATAAAAACGCTCCTATAGCTCAGCTGGTAGAGCAACGCACTTGTAATGCGTAGGTCCGCGGTTCGAGTCCGTGTGGGAGCACCATTAAAGCGCCTGTGGTGAAATTGGTAGACACGCTAGATTTAGGTTCTAGTGCTTTACGGCGTGGGGGTTCAAGTCCCTCCAGGCGCACCATAACAAAGGAAATATTAATGGACTATTACAATAAATTCCAAAAAGACAATCGAGAAGCAATCATTAGTTTTGTGGATGACGAATACTTGATGTGTAGTTTTTTTGAAGACAACCAAATTGTAGGTCGAATTGAATATCCTGATAAAAGTCGTCACTATGTTGCTGATGCCGCAGAGAATTGGATCACACGAGTAATGACTGTAGAAACTGTAAAAAAATACACAAAACAACTTGACTTATTCAGCAAATAGTGTACATTATAAGTATGGAGGATGGGCAGGACGGTAATGCAGCGGATTGCTAATCCGTACAACGCTAACAGCGTTGAGTGGGTTCGACTCCCACATCCTCCGCCACTTATATTGAGGACACTATGAAAGACGATATCACTGTACAACAAGCTGAAGAAGATCTAATGCACGATATCTATTACACTAATCCTCCCCGTAAAAAATTTAGTATTTTTAGATTTCTAGGCAATATACTGAGTTTTATATACAGAATTATTTTCACATTTATTGCAGTTTTTTTATTATTATTGTTTATATTAGGTTGACATAAGATATCTTGATGTTATTATAAACTAGTAAAACAGAACAGAGGATAAGAAGATGGCTCGTCAGAAACAACAGTACAATACTCGTCAAGTACTTGAACTTGCTATTGCAGTTGATGCCAAACAAGGCTTTATCAAAAGTGGGTTTGGATATTACGACAGAGAAAATGAAAAGCGTGTTTATGATAACAAGACTTGTATTCTCAATTTTATGCAGAGTGTAGAAGGCGCTGAAGAATTCACAATTACAGAAGACTGTGTTGAACAAGCAGATAAGATTGTAGACGAATTTAAACATGAACTGATTGCCAAAAAGATGATGGGCAATATAAATGACTTTGAAGGTAACGTGTTGCGGTGCCTCAGTGATGAAGCAGTTGATGGATTTGGTGTTGCAATTCTCGCAAGTTTGCCCAACAGTTTTCGTGTGTTGAGCAAGCGTCAAGGACTGGACGACTTCTTTGATCAACATCGCAAAACCAGTGAATTTATTGGCACTGCGGGCGAACGTCTTATGTTTAATGTAAACATCAAAGACGTAAAGTTTATTGCAAAATATTCGATTCATTTGGTGACCTGTTTGGATACCAAAGGCAACATCTGTAAATTCTTCTTTAATCGTGAACCTGATATTGCTGGCATTTTGGAAGGCAAAGATGTTATGCTTACTGGTAAAGTAAAGACACATGACGTTAGTAAATTCAGTAACTGTAAAGAAACTGTGTTTAATTATGTAAAAATAAATGAAATAAAAGGTTGACATTAGATATATAGATGTTAATATGTTTATATAAGTTGTTAAAAAGGAGTGAGAACCAATGCAGACAACAGAAAAACAAGTGCGTATCGCAAACGGTACATATCGTAACATTAATGTGAAGGACGTAGTGTTTCCATTAGTTAAAGAATTTAAACAAGGCAAAACAGGTAACTTCATTACAGTTGATGGTAGTGCAGTGCCTGGTTTCCCGGACCGATCCATTCGGATCAAAGTAGTTGATCAAAGTGAATTCGACTACCTCGAAGACGGAGAGAATGTTGTGTCAGCCCAAGCCGCCCAAGCTGAGACAGATGATCAAGTCATTGAACGGTTACGGGAGCGATTTCAAATCCTAGAAGACATGACATATGCGTCATGCGATGGGGTTGTGCGTGGCATGGTAGTTACTGGACCTCCGGGTGTTGGTAAAAGTTTTGGAGTTGAGAAGGTGCTCAAAGATGCAGGCATTATGTTAAAAATGTCTCAAAACAGCAACCGTAAGTTTGGTGTTGAAAAAGGTGCCGCTAGCCCAATTGGTCTTTATCAATTGCTGTATGATTACAGTGGAGACGGTAGTGTACTAGTATTAGACGACTGTGATAGTGTGCTGTATGATGAATTGAGCCTTAACTTGCTCAAAGCGGCACTGGATAGTAGCCCAAAGCGAACACTGAGCTGGCGCAGTGAAAGTCGTGCGCTTGCTAACAATGGTGTACCAGACAGCTTTGAGTTCAAAGGTTCGATCATTTTTATCACCAATGTAAAGTTTGAACGAACACGTGGCAAACTAAAAGATCACCTAGATGCTATTATGAGTCGTTGTCACTACTTGGACTTGACACTAGACACAATGCGTGACAAGTTCTTGCGTTGTAAACAAATCGTCGCTGATGGTATGTTAAACAGTTACAAGTTCAGTGAAGATGAACAAAAAGATCTTATGGAATATATCTACACCAATAAGAATCGCTTGCGTGAAATGAGCTTGCGTATGGTGTTGAAGATTGCCGATCTTCGTAAAATGAATGCCAACAAGTGGAAGAGTTATGCAGAGTCCACTTGTATGAAAAGGATATAAAAGAATTTGGTAGCCAGACAGTTGCAATAGCAATGGCTACCAATACTAACTGGTGTACTCCTCTGTCTGCGTCACTCTCACTCACACCAGTTAGGCCCTGGGGGGCTAGTAAGAAGTCTTACTAGTCCCCTTATTTTATAAGTAGTATTACAGGAAAATCAAATGGGTTGGTGGAACAAAATGGTCAAAGATACTTATACCGAATATGGTTACCGAGGGCTTGAAGAACTTAGAGCTCGCGATGAAATTATCAAACAATTAAAAGAAGAAAATAGTAAATTAAAAATGCAAATGCAAGTGATGGAAAACCGTTGCAATGACTTGCAAGCAAAAGCTAGCCGTTGACAAACTCTAAACTAGAGCGTATTATTAAAACATGAAAACAAAACTTATCCTCAAAGATGAGGTTAATTGCAAGTTCGAAGGACTTGGATTGACCACCCGACGCAAGTTAGAAAAGAAACTAAAGTTCTTTTTGCCGCATGCATATCATGTACCAGCATACAAACTAGGACGTTGGGATGGTTGTGTGGGTTACTTTACCATGGGTGGTAACACCTTTGTAAATTGCTTGCCCACAATACTTCCCATACTAGATGAAGAAGGTTATGGTATTGAGATTGAGGATCATAGACAACCACATGATCTCAAATGGGACACTGTAACAGAACAACTGTTCAGTGATAGACAATGGCCCGACAAGCATCCGGCTGCAGGCGAGCCAGTTGTACTCAGAGATTATCAAGTTGAAGTTATCAATAAGTTTTTAAAGACACCGCAGTGTTTGCAGGAGATTGCAACAGGTGCTGGTAAAACATTGATTACTGCGGCACTAAGCTATATGTGTGAAGCCTATGGTCGCAGTATTGTTATTGTTCCAAACAAAGATTTGGTCACTCAAACAGAAGCTGACTATATTAATTTGGGACTAGATGTAGGTGTTTACTTCGGTGATAGAAAAGAATTAGGGAGAACTCATACCATATGTACTTGGCAGAGTTTGAACGTTCTCGAAAAAAGATTCCGTGATGGACTAGCGGACGAAGGGTTGCACCATTTTGCAGAAGGTGTCGTGTGTGTTATGGTGGACGAAGTTCATCAAGCCAAAGCAGACGTCCTGAAAAAGCTGCTTACTGGAGCGTTCAGCAATATTCCAATTCGCTGGGGGCTCACAGGCACGATACCTAAAGCAGAGCACGAACGCCTGAGCTTGGAAGTGAGCTTGGGAGAAGTAACCAATAGTTTGAGCGCACATGAACTACAAGACATGGGTGTGCTGGCACAATGCGAAGTAAACGTACTACAGCTACAAGACACAGTGAGTTATGGCAACTACCAAAGTGAGCTTACATATCTCACAACAGATAAAAACAGACTGGATTACATGAGTGGACTAATACAAACAATGGCACAAAGTGGTAACACATTGGTACTGGTGGATCGTATTAGTGCAGGAGAAGGACTCGTAGAACGGCTTGGTGATGATACAGTGTTTGTCAGTGGTTCAATGAAAAGCAAAAACAGGAAAGATCAATATGATGAAATTAGTGAAGTTGACAATAAAATTATCGTTGCAACCTATGGTGTGGCTGCCGTGGGTATTAACATTCCTCGTATCTTTAACTTGGTTCTCGTGGAGCCTGGCAAAAGTTTCGTTAGGGTAATTCAAAGTATTGGTAGAGGTATACGTAAAGCACAAGACAAGGACCATGTACAGATATGGGATATAACAAGTAGTGCAAAATTTAGCAAGCGGCATTTGACTGAGCGAAAGAAATTTTATCGAGAAGCCAAGTACCCCTTTCATATAGAGAAAGTGGATTATAAATGACCAGAATATTAACAGTAGATAATCAAGTATATGATTTAGATTTTATTCCAGAAGAGATTGAGGACATACGCTATTGTGTATTAGACTACAGTAATCCAAAGGATGCTGATTATATATTTGTTCCATTGGTATTCTTAGAAAGTTTTAATGCACCTGCGGCTGTACTGCAAATAGGCAAGAGGCATGTAAAGGTTCCATTGGATTGGAGTCTTGTGGTGTGTGACCCCATGGTAGGCGATCCGGAAGTACTGCCAGTAACAAGTCTCAATGACAGAGGATTTAAAGCCTTTGTGTTTAATCCACTTACAGGATTCTTACCCAGTTTTGATGAAATAGAAATTGTAAATATCTATCAGGAAGTCAAATGGTATTTTCCTAAACTAAAATTTGGACACATACTTGCTGTTCCTTTAGGAGAAAATGACAACAGTCCTTGTGCATATTTTGTAAAAGATACAAATAAAATACCCGATGTACTGAGTACAGAGGATTTATGGTAATATCAAAGGAGAATAGAATGACATTACACGAACAAATTGTAGAAGCATACGAAACATACCTAAAAGAGCATGAAACATGGGAAGGCAAAAGTACTAAGACAGCCGCAACCCGAGCTCGTGGAGCACTTGGAGACTTAGGCAAGTTGACAAAAAGTCGCCGTGCTGAAATCCAAGAACGCAAGAACGCAATGTAATGAGTGGGCAAAGACGATGGCTTAAATTGTGGGCGAGAACAGTGGGCATGCCTGTTGGACTCAATGATGATGACAAGCCGGAGTTTTTGCCTATTACACAGACAGACGTTTTAAAAGCACTTGCTTTTAGAACGTTCTGGATTGTCTTGCATATTGTTACATGTGGCTTTATAATAGTAGGCAACAGTAAAGCAATTGGATTATGGTAAATGAGCAAACTTAGTATCAAAGAAGAAATGCGAGCTATTGATCAACGTGACAGAGCGTGGTGGGATAGTTTGACAGAAGAAGAAAAAAAGAAACTGGGTATCTTTGTGCTAATGCGCTACACCAGTGCAGTGCAAACTAAAAATCCAGATATTGAATATCATTATTTGGCACTTACAAATGAACTAGTAAACAAGCATTATAATATATTGCGCAAAGAACCTGAACTACAATTCAAACTGTTGCAGTGTGTAGGCCTGGGTATGAATCAATTTCATCCTTGGATACCTCCCAGCAAACAGCGCAAAGGCAAAGCAGGCAAACTGCTCAAGTGGTTACAAGAACTTTATCCAACATACAACGATGATGAACTGGAGTTGCTGGTAAGTACTAACGACATCAACGACTTTAAGGCAGTAGCAGAAGAAATGGGCATGGATAAAAAGCAAATAAAAGAGCTGTTTAAAAAATGACCACAGCAGAAGAACTAGTAAATGCAGTAGGAAGTATAGGATTGACAAAAGGTAAATTCACATGTGATTATTGCAAGAAGAGCTTTCAGCGTGAAGGCACATTACTAGCTCACAGTTGTGAAAAGAAGAGACGTTGGCAAAGTAAACTTAATCAAGATGTCTTGGTAGGCTTTGCTAGTTATGATTTGTTTTATAGAATTGAAATGCAAAGCAAACCTAAAGAATACAAGGACTTTGTTGACAGTCAGTATTATACAGCATTTGTAAAGTTTGGTGCATACTGTCTAAACATACGCTGTATAGATCAAGAAGCATTTACTCGTTGGCTAATTAAAAACAAAGCCAAACTCAAAGATTGGCCCACTGATAAAATGTATTTGTTGTTTGTACAGGATCATTGTAAACGTGAAAGTGTAGAACGTGCGCTAGAACGTTTTGTAGAGCATGCTGCTGAAACAGATTACTTTGCAACATTCTGGGAAAATGCCAGTGGATATGTGATAGCTGAATGGTGTGAAATGGGTAAGATTTCGCCATGGATCATGCTTAGTAGTAAACGAGCACAAACAGCATTAAGCAATATGCCAGATGAATGTTTTGCGAGAATAGCAAACAGTATTGATGCAGACCATTGGGGAAAGAAAACAAAACTTAATCCACATGATGCAAACTTTGTACGGGAGATGATAGATGGGACTACCTGATATTGACATTGACTTTGCAGATAGAAGTCAAGCACTAGAATTATTTAAAAATGTACCAGCTAGGCTCAAAAAGAGAAAACACAATACTGGTGTTTATTTTCACAGAGTGCCCAGCAATCCATTTACAAATGTGTGTACAGTTGAACACACACAAGCTGACGATATGGGATTCTTTAAATTGGATCTACTTAATCTAAGCATATACAAAGACGTAAAAGATGACGATCATCTAAAACAATTAATGGAAAAGGAACCAGTATGGGAACTGTTGGAACACAAAGACTTCGTAGATCAGCTATTTCATCTAAGCGGGCACGACAGTCTGTTAAAACAATTGAAGCCTACTTCGGTACCGCAATTGGCGGCTACACTGGCAATTATCAGACCAGCCAAAAGACATTTACAAGACAAAGGTTGGCAGACAATAATGGATCAAGTATGGGTAAAACCCATAAACGATAACAAGGCTTACTATTTTAAGAAAGCACACGCACTAAGTTATGCTATGGTTGTTATCGTACATATGAACCTCATATGTGAACAATTAGGATATTAATATGAACAGAGATAGATTTTTACACGATTTGAATCATACGGGATTCACAATTCAGCGTGATGCGTTTGGTATAGACAAAATAAATGAACTCATTGAATTTGCAGAAACAATAAATCCCGAACGTGGTCACACCAAAGATAAAAAATGGATTGGGTGGCAAGAGTGCCAATCACTAGAAAATCCAAAAACTGATGTAGATTGGGCATATTACTGGACACATCAAGTTGACCACCCAATTATATCACAGATGAAAGAAACATTGGGACAGTATGCAGATGCGGCATTTGGTGAACATAATTGGAATTGGCATGTGCAAGACTTCATTGTGTTGCATCCTGGAATGAACTTTTATCGCCCACATATTGATACACCTTATAGATTTCCAGAATTTCGATATAATCAAGAATTATTAGGACTACAGTTTATGGTAATGATGTGTGATTTTAATGAGCACAACGGCGCAACTGGGTACGTTCCTGGTACTCACAAATACATGTTCGATCCAAAAAGCATCCAAGACGATAAAAGCTGGGATATATTCTTTGCAGATAACTATCAGCAGTACACAGCAAACGCTGGCAGTTTTGTAGCATGGCATCCAAGACTACTACACAGTACCATGCCTAATAAAAGTAATGATATCAGAAGAGCATTATTATTACATGCTGCGGAAAAAACAACCAGCCGTAGACTGAGTGTAATTGATCCACAGAAAAACAGTAGTATTAGAACTAGTTAAGTTTTCTTACAAGCTGAATATTTCTTCTTTTGACTCGTTTTTGCATTATGTTGCTCAAACTAATACACGGGCCGTGTAGTATTTCAAAATCTTTAATACTAAAGGTAATTAGACACACACGATATTTTTCAAATGCTTGTTTGAATATAATGTTAATGGGAATCATTCTATTGGTTCCCCACCACCATTCTTCACCAAGTTCTAAAAAATCTTGTCTGTCTACGAGTTCTTTGATGTTTTCATAATTGTACATGCTAACTAAATTGTTGTCCATGTTTTGAATTATACCCACATACTCGTTACCTCCGTATTTGACCAGTGTCAAAAAAGGAAATTTATCTAACAAATCTTGATATTTCTTTGGTACGTTGTTCATTGTAATTACTTATTCAAATAAATAGTAATGGAGAATATACACATGTATCAAGCAACAATATATCAATATAACCAAAGATCTGAGATTCTTATCCCAGAACGCAGAGGCACTACATATTATGGCCCGGATAATCACAAGCCGTTGGTTGTTTATAGAGGTCTCAACATTGACATTGACTTTTTTGTAAAAGACACAGACAATAAAAGACAAGCCATACACAATAAAACATATGTTGCAACTATTGTTGATAGAGCAAACGGTGCTCAAGTTCTTCAAAAGAATATGAATCCCATCGACTATGATGCAGGTAAGTTGGTTCTCCATTTGGATCACGAAGAAACATTCCTATTGGATGCTAAACTACATGATCTCATAGTTACTTATAACGTCACTGACCAGGCTGGAAATTATGGTGGTACCAGTGATCGCAACATGCGTCTTACGTTTGTAGTAGATGTTAAAGATCAAAGTCTACTCAATATAACAGACAGTAGCACAGTTGCAACATTCAATATAGACGGTGATGATAGGGTTGGCAGTAAAATGGCTGGACCAGCACAAAATTCAAACAAGCAAGGATTGCAAACTGCGGTGGTACACATGACAAACTACACAGGCGTGTACAAGTTTCAAGCCACACTAAGCATACAACCAACTGAAGTTGATTACTTTGATGTGCCAAGTCAAAGCTATACAGTGAGTGCAAAAACTGGATTGGTTTATCATAACTTTTATGGAAACTATCAGTTTGTAAGATTGGTTCATACACCAGATTCTAATAACGCAGGAACACTTGACAAAGTCGTTTATAGAAGCTAATATTAAAACATGATAGTATTGGACTTTATTCGTCAGCACATGCCGTATGGCTGGAAGCAAACACCTAGTGGGTGGATCAGTGGTAATTGTCCTATGTGTCACACTCGCGGTCACAGTGCTGACAAGCGTGGGCGTGGCGGTATTATGTTCCATGATGACAAGTTCCAATACAACTGTTTTAACTGTGGATTTAAAACTGGCTGGAGTGCAGGTAAACGTATCAATGGTAGACTTACACAATTGTTAAAAACGTTTGGTGCAGATGAAGCTGACATACAGCGTGTTAACTTTGAACTGCTCAAACAAGAAGAAGCAGATGATATTGCAGGACAGTTTATACCCAAAGAGCGTGTACAAAAAGTTACAGTAGAATGGCATCCAGATGAACTACCACCTGATGCACATCCGATTGGCAATTATCCACTGGATACACTAGACTCCAAGCAGTTGGATAAACTAGCACTAGCATGCACATATCTTATGAAGCGTGGATTGGACTTTTATACTGACTGGTATTGGAGCCCACACATGCACTTTGCTAGTAGGGTTATACTGCCTTTTAGACATCAGAGTAGTATAGTTGGATACACTGCACGTTGGTGTCCTGACAGTAGACCAGAAGGAATGCCCAAATACTATTTGAAAAGTCCTAAGAACTTTGTGTTCAATTTGGATGCACAAAAGAAACATGACATAATTATAGTAACAGAGGGACAGTTAGATGCACTACAAGTGGGCGGCGTTGCACTAGCAGGCAACACACCCAGCAATATTCAGTGCAGTATAATTGAAGAACTAGATAAACAAATAGTACTATTGCCAGACTTTGATAAAGCAGGAATGGACACTGTGAATGTTGCGGTGAAGCGTGGCTGGGCAGTTGCATTTCCTGAATGGGATGACGATATAAAAGATGCCAGCGATGCAGTAGAACGCTATGGTAGATTATTTACAGTGAGGAGTATATTAGAAAGTGTTGAAACATCGAGCACAAAGATCAAAATACTTGCGAAATCTCGTTGTAGATGATTACAACATTAGAGATGATGAATTTTACAGACGGGCAGCAAATATGAAACCAATTGGAGTTTATGCAAACTTAGAAGCAGAATGGACACAACGTTTTGCTTGGTGGCCCAAACGCAGTGACATAACCAATCAACGAATTTGGTTGACAAACTATTGGGAATACGCTATAAAAATGGATAGTCAAGGCGCTGTGCCAAAAAAATCCAACAGTTGGATTATGATATATACCAGAGAAGAGTATATTACAAAGAAGTTGCAAGGGGAAATTAATGAGTGAAGATTACAGCGCAGAATTACAACAACTATATTTAGAGTTCTTGTTGGCAGACAAGGATCTTTTTGTGCGGTGTAATGCTATATTAGAAAGCAGTTACTTTGATAGACAGTTCAGAGACACTGTGGACTTTGTGAAAAAACATGCAGATGAATATCATGATGTTCCCATGTTGGAACAGGTCAAAGGTGTCGCTGGTATTGAAATAGCTGATGTAAAAGACAAGCTAACAACAGAACACAAAAATTGGTTTATGGATAACTTTGAACAGTTCTGTAGACACAAAGCACTTGAAGCGGCAATCTTAGCAAGTGCTGATAAACTTGAAAACAAAGAATATGGCACAGTTGAAGGCATTATCAAAGCCGCAACTGAGATTGGACTTGCTAAAGACTTTGGTACAAACTATTGGGAGGATCCTGCTGGACGTATCCAAAGCATCAAAGACAACAGAGGACAGAACACAACTGGTTGGGAAACATTTGATAGAGTGCTGTATGGTGGATTTAATCCAGGCGAACTAAACATCTTTGCAGGTGGTAGTGGTAGTGGTAAGAGTTTGTTTATGCAGAACTTGGCATTGAACTGGAGTTTGCAAGGCAAGAATGTTGTGTACATCAGTTTAGAACTTAGCGAAGAACTTTGTGCTATGAGACTGGATGCTATGCTTACAGGTATGAGCACCAAAGACGTTATGAAAAATAGCAGTGACGTTGAACTACGTGTTAAGATGGCCAGTAAAAAGGCTGGTAGACTACAAGTAATACAAATGAAAAATGGTAGCACTATCAACGACATCAAAGCATATTTGCGAGAATATCAAATACAACACAACTTGCATGTAGATGCACTGTTGGTAGATTACTTGGACTTGATGATGCCAATTACTGTTAAAGTAAATCCAAGTGATCAATTTATTAAAGATAAATTTGTTAGTGAAGAACTACGCAACTTGGCAACTGAACTGGGCATACTGTTTGTAACAGCATCGCAGTTGAACAGAAGTGCAGTTGACGAAATAGAATTTGACCATAGCCATATTGCAGGCGGTATTAGTAAGATCAATACAGCAGATAACTTGATTGGTATCTTCAGCAGTAGAGCTATGCGAGAAAGAGGTAGGGTACAAATACAGTTTATGAAAACACGTAGTAGTAGCGGTGTTGGAAGTAAACTGGATCTCAAGTTTAACATGGACAGTTTGAAAATTGAAGACTTGGATCCAGACGATCAAGAAGATGAAGGTGCAGTAACCAGCATCTATCAAAAACTAAAAACAAAAAGCAGTGTAGCACCAGCAGGTGAAAGTGTTACAGAGAATAACATGGACGCCGATCCAAAAGTTGATGCTACAGATAGATTAAAAAGTTTGTTGAGGAAAAGCGAGTGATCAGATTAGCAACTGAACAAGAATTAGAACACATTAAAAACGATCCAGTTAGACCACATATTAGCAAAGAATGGCGCACACGCAGCGGCAGAGAAGTTTATGTGTTGGAACGTGATGGAGAGATTGCTGCATGTATATGTGTAGCATTCATGGACGAAGTGCCTACTAGCGAAATAGATATGAAGTGGGTAGGATTAAATTGTGCAGTATTTTATACTGTATGGAGTTATCAGCGAGGAGCAGGAAGGGAAATAGTAAATGGAGTAGCAGAGCGAATCAAACATCAACGGCCTTGGGTTAAAAGATTTGTTACACTGAGTCCGCTAACAGAGATGGCAAGAAAATTTCATATAAGCAATGGTGCTAGATTTGTAGCCAAACACAGCACCTGTCAAAACTTTGAGTATGATGTGCGCTGAAGCAAAGGTGCAGTCGACCTTATCTATATCTATTATATGATTCCGAACAGCAAACACGATGTATAATTTGAGTCATTAATATGAGCCTAGTTGAGCCTGTGTTGTGTGTTTGCATTGCCATTGATGGTTTGCTCTTATTTTTAATGGTTGGTCCTATGTTGAGAATCAATTTCTCTGCAACTGCCATAAGTGCTTGTCACCAATGCTCCAACAACAATATTTACTAAATACTACTAAGATGAAGCGTAAAACAAGATCATTATTGGAAGAAATTAATGCTATGTCACCAAAACGTGACAAAAAGCATATTGTTGAGTCAAATGCACAACAAGTGATTGTTACAGCGATAAACTTGATCAATTTGATCAATGAAAGTTTTGATGTTGAAACAGCCGCAGATTTAAACAAGCGTTTGATTAACAGCATAAGAACCAAAGATCCACGCAAGTTTCAAAGAGGAATTGGTAAAGTAAATGAAGATATCAGACATACTA